TGACAGAGCTTTCTTAATCAACGATGTACCTGTAGGGACACCACAGTTCTATAGCTTTAACGGTGTAGATGCTAATGGTGACAACGGTGTAGATTTATACCCTAAGCCTGATAAAGTATATCAGGTACGCTTTAACGTAGTATTACGGACACATGATTTTACTACTGACTCAGACATCTTAGCTATACCTTCCTCTCCTGTTGTACAACTTGCGACAGCATTAGGTGCTAGAGAGCGAGGAGAGACAGGAGGCACAAGTGCAGCAGAGTTGTTTGGTCTTGCTGATAGAACACTAGCAGATGCTATTGCGTTTGATGCTGCTCAACATCCTGAAGAAACTATCTGGTATTCTTAAATGGCTCAACAATTACAGAACATTACAATAGCGGCTCCGGGATTTATGGGTTTAAATACACAGGAGTCACCTATTGGCGGTGATCCTTCTTTTGCATCCATAGCGGACAACTGTGTTATTGATAAGCTAGGTCGTATAGGCGCACGTAAAGGATGGGACGCTATCTCAACTAACGGTGCTGCTATGTTAGGTAGTAGCCGTGGCATAGAGACAGTCTTTGAGTTTGTAGATCAAAGTGGAACTAAGGTTGTCATATCCGCAGGTAACAATAAAATATTTAAAGGTACTACTACTCTTGTAGATATAACACCTAGCGGTTATACTCCTACAGCTAATAACTGGAAGTGTACTACTTTTAACAACCACTTATATATGGTTCAGTTAAACCATGAACCTTTGCTTGGCACAGATGAGTCAGGGTCTTTTGTACTTGAGGCCGTAGCTGACCACTCCCACTCTACAGGCACAATGCCTCTGGCTAATGAATCTTTAGCTGCCTTTGGTAAGTTATGGGTAGCGGATATCTATGGTAACAGGCATACAGTATATTGGAGTGATACACTTAATGGACATGCTTGGACAGGCGGTGCTACAGGCAATCTTAATCTAACAACTGTTTGGCCTACTGGTCACGATGAAGTGGTTGCACTAGCTGCTCATAACAACTTCTTAGTGATCTTTGGCAAGAAGTCTATACTTGTGTACTCAGGTGCTTCTTCTCCTGCTACTATGACCCTTACGGACACTGTAGAGGGCGTAGGTTGCATAGCGCGTGACTCAGTACAGCATACAGGGACTGACATCTTATTCTTGTCTGACTCAGGTGTGCGTAGCTTTGGTAGGACTATACAAGAAAAGTCTATGCCAATGCGAGACATAAGCAGGAATGTACGTACTGATTTAACAAGCTTAGTGCCTTTACAGACTAATGCTATTAAATCTTTGTACAGTGCTAATGAAGCTTTCTATTTACTTACGCTACCTGATAGTGACACAACGTATTGCTTTGACATGAAATCACCAATGCAAGACGGCTCTCAACGCGCTACTACTTGGTCAGGTCTATCTCCTCTGGCGTTAACTACGTTAGAAGATGGTAGCATATACTTTGGTCTTTCTTCGGGCATTGTCAAGTATAGTGGTTACTTAGATGGTGCTGCTAGCTACCAGATGCGTTACTTTAGTAATCCTATGGATTTTGGTAATGTATCAAACTTAAAGTTTTTAAAGAAATTTAATATTACTATTATAGGTGGTCAGAATACTGACTCCACTTTAAACTGGGGTTATGATTACTCTAGCAACTTCACTAAGCAAGTTTTTACTTTATTAGGTTCTGTTAATGCTGCGGAGTACGGTGTTTCGGAATACAACACTACAGCAGAATATACAGCCTCTGCTATTATTAATACTCCAAGAGTAAATACTAGTGGTAGTGGTGAAGTAGTTACCATTGGTATTGAAACACAGATAAACGACACTTCTTTTTCTATTCAAAAAATTGACATACATGCTCTACTAGGGAGGCTCATTTAATGTCCAACTATACAAAGACCACTAACTTTGCAACTAAGGACGCTCTCGCTTCAGGCAACGCAGCTAAGATTGTCAAGGGAACAGAAATAGATACAGAGTTTAATAACATAGCTATAGCTAGTGCAACTAAATCTAACACTGCTGAACCTACTTTTACAGGTACTGTCACAGCCCCTGCTGTTAATGTCACAGGCACCTTAACGGCTGGTACAATTACTGGGGGAGCATACTAATGGAAGGTTTTGATTGGAACAATTTATTTAATTTAGGTGGTAACTATTACCTAGGTGATGAAAACATTAAAAGACTACAAGCCCTTGGTGAAGAAACACAAACAGGCATGTACGCTCTTGGTGATACAGCTTTTGATAAAGCAACCTTTAAGCCGTATACTGTAACCAGTGGCTTAGGTAATGTAGGCACTACTGCTGAAGGTGGCTTTAATATTAACCTAAGCCCTGAGCAGCAAGCGTTACAAAGCGGTCTACTAGGAAGCGCACAGGGGTTATCTGGAAACCTAGGTGGTGCATATAATCCGTTAGTAGGACAGATAGGACAACAAGCCTACGGTCAAGCGCAACAGCAGTTAGGACAAGCAACTAGCTATGATCCTTCCTTAACAGCCCAACGTGGTGCTATTGGTGGTATATTTGGTCAGCAGCTAGGACAGTACGGACAACCTACTGGGATGGAAGGACTTACTCAAGCAGGGCTTGGGGGTGCAATGTCTCAGTTCGGTGCTGCCGGACAACCTGCTGATATTCAAGCTTTACGTCAACAATATGGTAATCTTGCTTCACAAGCAGGTCAAGGACTATTATCCTCACCTGAGCAACGACAGTCTGACATATATGAGTCTATAAGAGCCACACAGCGTCCTGAAGAAGAAAGAGCATCAATGAGGCTACAGGAGCAACTCTTAGGCCAAGGACGCGCAGGGATAAGCACAGACGCTTATGGAGGCACTCCTGAGCAACTAGCTATGGCTAAGGCACAAGCAGAAGCAGGCAACTCTGCGGCACTTATGGCTCGTCAACAGGCTATGTCAGAACAAGAGCAAGCAATGGCTAATGCTCAAAGCTTGACAGGATTAACCTCTGAACTTGCAGGACTAGGGTCAGACCTAGAGACTGCCGGAATTAGCCGTGGGTCTTCATTAGCTAACGTAGGACTAGCAGGGGCATCAGCAGGACAGCAGATGTCACAACAGCAGCTAAACAACTTAATGAGCTTACAAACTGCAGATCAGAATGCTGCTTTACAACAACAAGCATTACAATCAGGAAGGTTTAATCTAGGTTCTGGTTTGTTTGGTTTAGGTAATCAAGCGGCTCAGTTACCTGCACAGCTACAGGGACAAGACTTAACAAACATGATAAACATGATGAATGCCGGTTACATGCCTCAGCAGCAAGCTTTGTCTATGTTGTCGGGTAGCGCAGTTCCTGCCGGATTTGCTGATGTTGGTCGTAGAACTGGTACAAACTTATTTTCACAGCTTCAACAGTCAGGTCTTGAATCGCGTATGCAGTCTGAAGACATGGCTAATCAATTACGTTTGTCTTTACAAAAGGGTCTGTTAGGTGGCCTAACTGGTGATGGCAATAGTGATAATGGTATTGATTGGGGCGGCTTGTTTGATACAATATTTAACGGTGGAGGTGAGTAGTAATGGCTAACTTAAATTTTGATTTAGATCGTTTATTAACAGGTGTCAGCAATAGACCGATGGAAGTGCAAAGACAACCAATTCCCGGCTCTCCTAATTTTCGCGGTGAGTTTGGCGCACAAATAGCTAATGAACTTCAGGCAGGTTTAGGTAATCTTGTGCGTGGTGGTAGACCTACGCAAGCTCAACAGTTAAACCAAGCTGAGGCCAAGTATAGGGTCGGTGGCACTATTGAAGATAAGAAAAAACTAATTGAAATACTGGTAATGCGCGGGGATAGAGAAGCGGCTGCTAAGATTGCTTCTGAGATTCAAGCTATGCAGCAAGCGCCTCTTATTGCTGCAAAAGAAGAAAAAAGGTATAAAGACGAACTTGCTCTTGATATTAGGAGAACAGAAGCCACTGAACAAACAGCAGCCGCTTCTGCAACTAGAGCAGATACAGACAGAATAAAAGCAGAAACAGCAAGGCTAAAGGCCGCTGAACCTAAAATTTATAAGCCCGATATTATAAAAGACGCTAAAACTAACTCTTGGACTGCTATTTCTACAGACCCTGCTAATCTAGGTGATATTATTTCACAAGGAAGCACACGTACACAGGCTCAACAAGACGCAGCAGAAGAGGTAGAGACTCAAAAAAGAATTAACAAAAGCCGACAATTGATAATGAAAAGAAACACTTTAATAGATCAAGCTGCAAATATACGATCTGCTCTTAAAGAAGCAAACGAGCAAGCTGTTCTTCCTGTTGAAGCAGGTTTTGCAATTCAAAAAGCAAACCCTTTGTATGGTGCTGTGGTTGGAAAACAGACCTATCAAAAATTAGCAGATTCTGTAGCTTCCGTACAATCAGCAGAGGCTTTAAACTCACTAGCAGATTTAAAAGCACAGAGTTCAACAGGTTCTTCAGGATTAGGCGCAACTAATGCAATGGAGTTTTCTGCTTTACAAGACAAGATTAGAAGATTAAACCCAGACGTTCCTTCAACCATTGAAGCAGGTTTACAGGCAATAGAACGTCACTTGGATAATATTATTAGAATAGATGGAGGACTTGAGCCTATTATTGATTGGGATGACCCTGCTTATGCACACATGGTACAGACCAAACTAGACGGCTCTAGGGCGTATTCTTACGATGGTAACACATGGTATAATATTGAAACAGCAGCGGAGTAATATAAATGTCTCTAATTACTAATCCTGAAGACATAGAGTTTTTAAAAGAACAGAGAAAAAGCGGTGCTACGTCTTTAGCAAAAGCAAATAAAACTGATACTCGCGTAATAGACCCACTGGAACTTTCTGAGTTAAGAGGAGATCAAACAGCTGACGAAAACTGGCTAGAAGACGCTACAATGGCTAGTCGTGCTATTTTAGATGGCGTGTTCTGGGGATGGTCTTCTGAGGTAGGCGCTAGTATTGCAGCTGCTGCTTACCAGACATTTTTACAGCCGGAAGAAAGCAACGTAAAAATACCACAAGAAATGTTAGATCGTTATGGTGTTCAACCGGAAGTACAACAGCCCTCTTCTTACTTTGACGTAAGACGTGAAATGATAGCTGATATTGAAGAAGAAAGTCAAACATGGGCTTCTGAAAATATGGGATTAAATCTAGGATTGAATCTTCTTGGTGGGATAACTAGTGGCAGTGCCGGATACAATTTAGTAAAAAGTGGTTTAAAAACTGTAGGAGCAGTTTCTTCTAAAGCTCCTGTAATTAAACAAGCAGTAAGTACAGCACAACAGGCGCGTTTACAAGGATCATTAGGAAGAGCGAGTACAGCCCCTGCTTCTGCAACTGCATTAGAATCTTCAATAGCGCGTGACGTATCAGGTAAAAATTTAATGGGTTTTGGTGTTTCCCCTCTTAAAGCAGTCGCTGCTGAAGTTCCTACATTAGCTGCAACAGGAGCCATCGCTGCGACAGGTTTTGCAGATCAAGATGCTGATCTTAGTGATGCCGCTTTAAAAGGCGCAGCAATTAGTGTTGTTATTGGCGCGCCTATGACAGGCATGATTAACTACGTTACAAACGGAGTAACCACGAACAGGATAGCACAACAACTTGGAAAAGGTAGAGATTTTGTTCCTGTTGGTATGGCTGCTTTAAAAAGTTCAGCAAATAAAGTAGAAAAGGGTTTAGAGTATGGTTATAATAAAATTGTTAGACATGCTTTTGGTGCTGATAGTTTAATTGCTCAACAACAAAAAAGATGGACAAACCTAGCAGACCAAGAGTTAGCTAAAACTGGAAACACGATTGACAGTGGAATTAAAGCAGCTGATCGTGCATTAGCAGCTACTAAAAAAAGTGAAGCTGTTATTTTAAAGGAAGCTCAACAACAAATTAAAAAACAAGCAAACTTAAGCGCAGTAGAGAAAAAAATAGCATTGGAGGACGCTGTTCAAAATATAAAGCTCAACGCTGTTGCAGACGCTGACGCAACAACTAATGTAGCTGAAGCTGCTTTAAGAGTACAAGCCCAAAGAAACTCAATACCAACAGGAACACCGCAAGAAAAAATAGATTATATTTTTAAGCTACCAAATATGCATGAGAGACAGCGTGAAATTAACGGTTTATGGTCTGATTATGGCTTTCAGATGCTTAAAAATAAAAAGTTCAGGGTCAATACAGAAGAAGTTTCGGTTAAAGTAAGGGCAGCCATTGGTGATGAGGCTGAGTTTTTAGCTAAATTGTCTGGAAGTAAACCTGTAAACGCAGCTAATGTTATTGATGATTATTTATCTTCTTATGTTACTAAAGGGAATTGGATGGAGGGAGCTACTTTAAATAAGCTTCGTACTTCTGTTGCTGAGATGGCAAACAAATTAGGAACTGAAGGTGCAGACGCAGGTAATAGGATAGTCTTAAAAGAACTAGTGAGAGTATTAGATGATGTTGTTTACCCTCAATTAAGTAAAAGTAATCAAGCGGCTTTTACTGCTCAAAAACTAAACTGGGGACAAAATGTAGCAGCTAGAGACGCTGTAGTAAACGCTACTCGTAAAAATGGAATGTTTACACCGGAAGAATATTTAAGTGCAGTTAGATCAAATAACAAAAGAGCAGCCCAAGAAGGTACAGGGTTCTTACAAAAAGAAGCTAACAAGGTAATTACACAAACTGCTAATAGTAACAAAGCAATTAAAACATTAGCTGATAAAGAAGTACAAAGACAAGCAAGAAAAGGAACAAGAGACGCAGGTGAGGCTTTAAACGCCACGGAAAAAAGAATACAGGGGTTAAAAGACCAAGCTAACTCTAAAGTTCTTAATGCTGAAGCTAAAGCAAAAGCAATAAAATCTTTAGAAACTGAAAACATAAGGTTAGATAATTTAAAAGCAACAAAAGAAGGTTATTCTAGGTTAGCGGCTAAAACAGACGCGTCTCCTTTCTTTAAACTGTTTTCAACTGCTTTGCTAGGTTTAGGTAATCCTGTACAAGGACTAGCGGTGGGAACTGCTTTAGGAACGCAAGGAGTGCAAAGATTTTTAGCCGGTCAACAACAATGGCAGCAAGCACTTAACAAATCTTTACAAAACGCTGACCAACCTGTAGCAAAAGCAGTACAAACAGTGGGTAGAACATTACAGTCAATAGACTCTAATGAAGATGTTATGGACTCTACCGCTTTAAACACTTTAAGGAATGCTTCATTAGATAAACAACTTACAGCTTATGATAGATTAGAGAAAGCAGGAAAACTAGAGATTCTTGAAGTAAGAAACCCTAAAGTTTATAAAATACTGAAACAAGCTAATTCTGCTAGGTAACAAAAAAGCCCCTTAGGTCTCCCTAGGGGGCTTTTGTATACTACAGTATACATTGTAAACTATAAGAAACAAATACGCTACACTATTTCACATGCACCACCCACACAGGCTAACTCTTGACTGCCTGTTGTGTTATCCTCTTGTTCAAAGTTAACAAGGTCATTCCAATCTACACCTTTTGGCATCTCTGCTAGTAGCTTATCATAATCTTCAGCACTGATGTCCTCATAAGGAGCTTGCTGATATACATGATCACTCA